TATCATCTAACTGCTCTTTAAGATTATTCTTATTTGCACCTGTGACTTTTCTACCTGCTTTGACTTTCTCCTCTTGTGCTTTTATTTCATTAAGATCTAATATCTTTAGCTCATTAAAACTATTTTTTCTAGCCTCACCCATAGATGTGATAAGTGCTCTAGCTTCTATCATAGCTTTGTTACCTGCTAGCTGTCTCTTTCTTTTCTCCTCATCATCTATATTCAAAGTCTGAAGCTCCTGAAGGTTAAGGTAGATGGTCTGTAGTTTTAATCTATTCTCTGCTATTACTGCAGTCTGATAAGCAATAGATGCTTTTATCTTAGCACGTTGTAACTCTACAGTACTTTTACCCTCAGCTTTTGCCAGTGCTATCTTTCTATCATAGTCACTCATCTCAGACTTGTTAGCCTCATCTAGCCTCTTCATTCTAGCCTCACCTGCAGCTGCCTCAGCATCCATCCTAGCCATCTCATTTTTAGCCCTTGCTTCACCTGCATTATCAGTAAGTCCCATCCAATCTGTTAGCATCTCAAAGCCAGCTATCAAAGCATTAACAGGCATCATCAAAGCATCTATTACCCCTTTTAATAATCCAAATTTATTTAACACTAAAGCTACTGCAGCCACAATAGCTACGATAACAGCTACTAATAAAAAGATAGGGTTCATTAATATCTGAGCTCCTAACTTCATGAAAGCAGCACCCATAGTAGTAACTGTCTTAGTAAGATTACCCATACCTGCAGCTAACTCTTTAGGGTTCACACTACCCAAAGCTGTAGCAAAAGTTTTAGACTTAGCAGCTGCCTCTTCAAAGTCAAGGCTCATTAAACTTTCTTTGATACCACCCAATCCATTACTTACCTGCTCAAATTTTGAGCCTGTAGCAAAGACGGCCACTGCTTCATTAGCATCCTTTATCTGATCTGATAACTGACCTGCTGCCTGTGACAGTCTAGCAATATCTGCAGGATCTGTAGCATTAGCAATCTCACCTTTGAGTGCTTTTAGTTCTGCTTTAATGGCACCGAGGCCAGAGACTTTTATGGGTATTTCTACTTCATTCATTTTATATGTAGTATTTAATTTCTATTGTTGTTCCGTCTAAGTATCCATCTACAAAGCCTACCCCTATTTGAGTGGTGGTAACTGATACTGTATTTGAGCTTGTTGAATATTGAGCAGAAATAACTCCGTCAAAGTTTACATTGTTAATCATTATCGTAGGCACATTAGTACTAGAGATACCTGATGGCTCATAGTTATCTAAGTACCCCTCATACGTACCTACCCCTGTTCGTGTCCAGGTAACATCACCTAAGCTATTATTTTTTACTTGCACTATAGGATCTGTTAATCCTGATTGTGTTAAGTTGGCTATATAGATTTGAGGGACTGTGCCTGTAGGTACTCCATTTAAGCTAAGAGCTCTTACACTATCTGCTATTACTTCTGTATCACTTATGATATAGTTATCTCCTACCACCACTGATCTAGTGCCACCCACTATCACGTTGCCTCTACCCTCTACTGTTGCTGTTGCCTGATTAGAGAATACATTAGAATTCATCATTCTAGTAGCATTCACATTACTCATGGCCATAATTTGTATAGGGCCTATCCCTGCAGGAGGAGTTGGTATGTTAGGGCCACTAGGTCCCATGAAGGGTGTGAAGTTAATCTCACTATCAATACTGATGAGCTCCACCTTTGTGAGCTTGTTAGCATTGGCATCGTAATCTATGACCTTATTGATATTCCACCATGAATTATCTATCCTAATCTTATCATTTAATTTCATTGCCTGGATGTCAGGCTCCTTAAGATTAAACATAGCAGTGAGCATCTTACCATTATTTATCTGCCCCATTGTCCGCCTCCAGTATCTGTTGTACAGGTTATTCTCTGTTAGGCTAGTAGGTTGATAATAGTAGTAATCACAGATGGCAAAATTAATATCAAAGGTAGGAGTTAGTGGATCATCAAAGTGGCCCACCAAAGGATAGTTTGTTAAGTTAATTTGCCCTACAGATTGATAGTCATATATATAAAACTGTCCACAGGTAGCTAGTGGCTGTCCTACTGTAGTCTTATCATATAGGATCCTTATGTTTGTCTCAGGAGCTGAGCCTGCTAGCATTGGTACATAAGCTCCAAAAATAGTTTTGATTACAGGAGTAGGGCTAAACAATATAGGCTTAGTAGTTACCTCTTTCACATACTCATTATCAAAGATAACCTCAGCTTGGCCATAGATGTTATTAGTAGCGTTTGTATAAGTAGTGTTAGGGTTATCCTTATCTGAAGCGTATGTAAGTATTATTTTCTTAGAGGTAAGCTCCGGGAGAAAAGATAAGTTTTGCTCTTGGTCCTTTGCTAACTTAGCAGTCCAGTCTACCTCAGCACCTGCATCATAGAAATCATCCCTACTTTGTAACAGTAACTTGTTAGGTTGGCTGCTATCTACCTGAGCGTAGATGTTGTACATGTTAAAAATTCCCTTAATGAAGTCACTCTGCTTTATCTTTTTAGGCACGTAATCATTTACATCTATTGTACCACCTATAGCATATACTGTGCTGTTAGGTACTATAGTAATTTGCATAGATGTTATTACTACCTGTAGCCTTAATGTATTTGCTGCAGGATAAGCTCCTGTTACTGAGCCTAATCTCCATCTCCTAAAATTGTTAACAGGGTTGTTACCAGTAGTCTGTATACTCTGCTGTACTACACTAATACCTAAAGTACCTAATTGGCCGTTGTTAAGTAAAGGGTAACTGAGAGGGATAGTGCACTGTATGCTTTGTGTTAAGATATTGGTAGTGCTAAGTCCAGGTACAGATAAAGGGGCCTGTACAGTATTCTGTGTAAAGTTAAAGCCAGCAAGTGGTGATGGGTTTGTATAAAGGTTGATAGGTATTAATGGCTGTGCACCTGCACTAACTGATAAATAAGGTCTGTAAAAGACAGCAGCTGCTGCATTATTATATGAGCCAAAACAAGTACCTACGTTAGTATTAACTATATTAATCTGATAACTCATAGTGATATTGTAATCATACTGCTGAGCATTCAAAGTGCTTATGATAAAGGGTGTAGTGTATACACCTGTCAAAGGGTTAAAGATATTTTGTGGATCCTCTAGCTCAGTAAATCCTGTAATGTTTACTTTAGTTGCAGGCACTAAGTAGTTACCTGTACCTACGCTTGTTTCACCATTACTAGCAGAAGTGCTAGAAAGAGTTAAGGGTGTAGTTATTTCTGCTCTTACTAAATAATCTGCATAGTCAAAGTTATCAGGGCCACCATTATAAGGGATCAATAGCTTTTCAAATCTATCATAGCTCATGGTAGGCCAGTCATAGGTAAAGCCAGCATCTGCGAATATCCTATCAAAGTAACTCTTAGCAAAGATGGCAGGCTTAAACTCTTGGGTGTTATAGACAGCGTCACCTGATCCAGGCAGGAAGTACTTGAAGCCCTCCACTATTGTGTTATCAAATCTAGCCACCACATTAAATGCATCGTATGGATGGTTAAAGTCTGAGAAGTCTATATCAGTAAGTTCCTTGTTAGTAATGGCTGTAAAGAAATCTGCTTTGCTATCCTTAACCAATACCTCATAGGTTACCTGCTCTTCATAGCCATCTGTTACCTGAGTCTTTAGCACCCCTGTTAATTGCATTGAGCAATCCTCCATTATTGGTATGCCATCCTGAATAATAGCACAGGTAGTAAGAGCATTAATGTTGAAGGTGCCCTCCACTATATTCACATCGTAGTAGTGGTTAAGCAAGTTGTTATTATTCTTACTGCCAGTGAGCGTGATGGTCTTAGAGAAGTTACCCTTCCTTTGGCTCACATCTCTGATATCTCCTATCTGAAAATTCAAAGGGAAGGCAGTGCCCTCTTTAACATCTAGAAAGCCTGTAGCTAGTTGTATCCTTACCATCTTATGAGTTTACTATATTGTTATTAGCTAGCTTAATAGTTACGTTCTGCTTAATTAAATTCTTATTCCTTTGGTTGTAGACTTGGTAGTCACTAGTTATGATATTACAGCTTATGTACTCCTCACTTACAGGCTCCTCACAATCTACTGCATAAGAGCTTTTCTTTACATAGGTAAAGGGTGAGCTGATGAGCTCAGTAAAGTAGTTAGCCATATCCATAGTCATAAAGTTGGTAGCTAGATCTATGGTAGTGTCAGTGCTTATGTAGGTGTTAGTCATACCTCTATCTGTAAGGTCATAATCCCAGTGGTTACTACCATTGATAAAGCCAGGCACATCTTGATTAAATTGTTCACGTGTTACGTTACCTTTCTCATAGCTGTTAAGACTAAAAGCAAAGCTACCCCATGAGCCTAATCTATCTAAGAATAAGATACTGTACTCAGTGGTGCGTATCCTTCTATCTATGTTCACCCTGTAGCTTGCTGAGCTTACTACCCCATTACGTTCATAGTGAAATGTATAGGACTCAGTGGTAGGCTCTATTAAGTTACCTGAGCCAAAGACCAGGGTAAGAGCTCCAAAGTTATTAGGCCCTACAGATATACCACTAACATGATCTACAGCTGTTACGTTCTTTTCAAAGATATTACCTCCATCATTCTCAAAGACCATAGTATCAGGTGCAGTAGGTGAGTTATTAGCCACAGCATTTACCCACATATCCTGAGATAGGGTGGCATACATCTCGTTGTTAGCTGCAGGGTAGTTAGTGAGAAACTCATCAAATACTCCATTGAGCATATAGTCTTGGTAGTTGTAGCTAGGCCACTCACTCCATCTTATAGCACCATTGAATACAAAGTTATTGTTATCTAGTAGCATATTCCTAGTGACAGTCTTACGGCCATCTGCATAGGTGATAGCTCCATTGATAGTAGCATCTGTTACTAGTGAGAATAAACTATTAACCACTAAGAAACCTACCCCTACAGATAGCACAGTAAAGAGCCCTTCTAAGTTTGGGTTGGCTACTCCTAGATCTGCTTGAGTGATGTTTATCTGATCACCTACTATAAATGTATTGACTACGTTTATCTGCACATTAAGGCCACTAGCTGTAAGGTTGTTAGTGTATGAGGTGGTAGTAAGAAATTCCTCCCCTACATGTACATCATATTTGTAGTGGCTGTTTGTTGCGTTGTATGCTGAGGTGTTTGTTAGGTTAAGGTCATAGCTTACCTGTGCCTGTAACAGCTTAGATAGATCTATCTCACCAAAGCCAGTGGAGTAAGTTGGTAGCACCCTGTACTCTGCTATCTTGTTTAAGGTACCACTCTCATAGATATCAAAGATATACTTGAAGCCCTGGAGTGCTACGTTGGTACTGCTGTAGATATACTTTACAGGGTTGTATGCAGGTGTTAATACTTGTGGGGTTGCTTGTGTTACTAATGCCATTACTTGTCTTTACCTATATTAGCGTCATTACTATTATTGTTTTTAAAGCCACCCATAGCTATGAGGTAGGCATGATCTAACATGGCTAAATGTTGTTGCATCCTATCAGGTCTATTGAATACTATCCTAACATGCTTGCCTGTCTTATGGTGTATGTATGCCTGCACCACCTGTATCTTATGTAGCGTATCAGAATGCATAGTAGCTATCATCAGTGTAGTACTCCTGCCTTATGTGAGTAGTGGCATACCTGATTGCATCCATAGCATCATCAAATAATTTAACGGGCTCATCTGTTATGAAGTCCCCTATTTTTTTCCATTTGTAGTTTTCGTATTCCCTTTTTATTGCCTTATCATCCTGGCATATTACACCAAAGGTCTTAAGGTTGTCTATCCCTTTCTTAACTACCTTGTTAGCATTCTGAACATCATACCCTGCTATGTTCATCTCTTGGATAATCTCGGGTCTAGAGTAATCTGCTAGTATGGTTACAGTCTGCTCTATGTTTAGGGTTGCTAACTTCTCTATGAGCATAGTAGTGGTGAGGTAGCTCTCATATATCACAGGCTCTATGTAGATATCATTATCACAGTAGTATACCCTCATCAAAGCTGTGGGGTGGTTGTAACCAAAGTCTAAGCCATACACGTACTTGACAAACTTAGCAGGCCTATGTGCCACAAAGGACCAGTTGCTGTAGATGTTGCTCTTAGAGGTAGCCTTCTCACCTAGGGCATAGATCTGATACAGTGCCTCATCTGTTCTAGCTAGATCCTCTATCTGTGCCTTGATACTGTCAGGTAGGAATGGGTTATCTTTGTAGGTGGACTTAATCAAAGTGCTCTCATTAGCAGGAAGCTCATACAGCCACGATACACTATCAGATGGGTTGTAGTCAAAGATTAGCTTATCCTCTGTTCTCATGTTAAGCTGAGTGAAGTCATCAAAGTACAGCTCATTGGCTTCATTACACCAGGCTATATCTCTCTTCCTACCCCTTATCTTTTGCTCATCATCTACAGAGAAAAACTCCACCATAGATCCATTGGCAAAGGTGTAGATGTGCTCAGACTTATTGTGTGACTCCTGCTTATACAGCCCTATATCTTTTAGTATCTCTATGAAGTCCCTGAGCACTGTAGCACGTAGGGCAGGGAAGGTCTTACGTATCACTGACACCACCTTATTGTTATTCTGCAGGCAGTAGATGATCATGAGCTGGCACAGGCTGTAGGTCTTAGAGCTTCTGGAACCACCCTCATTAATGATAAACCTCTTATCACTTAAGATGGCCTCATAGTTCTTCTCAAATATGGCAGTCGCTTTTATATCCATAGCAAAGCTAGTACCTAGTTAGATACTATATAGTTATTATTATTATTATTACTACTTAACTATAGTAACAGTTATAGCAGATATCTTCTCATCACCACTGGTTACATCTGTGTGCTCTTTCAGTGCATTTAGTCTCTGAGTTATGGATGGGTTAAATTGCCCTACCATTCCCCCAGTGATCTGATCATTACGGATCTCTTTCTTTATGTGCGTACAGATCGTCTTATATTCAGAATATCTGTTATCAGGGTTATCAAAATAGTTATGCACATCACTGTAGTTATTATAGCAGAATATCTCAAAGCCCTCATTAGTCAAAGGTACTCTTAATGGCTCTGCTACCATCTCTGCAGTCTTTTGAGATAGCACCCATTTAGTTCTAGGGTTAGCAGCACAATATGCTTTATACTCCTCAAATATCTGCATTAACTTTTCAGGAGTTTCTATAAGTTTAGGCCTCGGCATCTTTATCTTTTTTCTCTTCGTTATCTACCCCTTTATACTTTACCTTAGGAGTGCTCTCTTCAAATAGATATCCTAATCCTTTAGAGGTGTAATACTTGTGCTCTTTAGCAGTCTCTTCTGTTACTGTAAAGCTGGTCTCATAATTGCCATTATACATAACAATATACTTACCTAGGTGCTCCGTCTTTGTCTTCATACTGTAATAAAATTAAAAAAGTGTAATATAATGCTATCCAAATTCCTGCTGCTCTGCTAGCCCAAATATAATCTAGGGTAAACAAAGCAAGTCCACAGCTCAGAGCTGTAAGTAGTGACAAGATACTAATAAATTGACTCGGTCTCATATCTATATTGTAATTTGTTTAGGTTTTGTTTCAATTCTTTGATCAGGTAGTAAGCTGAGGTGTGAGTGATACCAAAATAAATAGCTAATGCTCTTGATGTAGTGTATCCTTTATCAATATAAGCTTCAAAAACTATTCTTTGTACGTTATCTTTAATGCTTAATCGATAGATTTCAAGCAGTCCCTTTTGAAAAGAGTAGTTCCTGTCTTCTTTTATCTTATCTGCTAGTTCATCATCTTCCATTCTATCGTTTGACTTGTCCTCGATGGCTGTAATTCTATCATCTTTATGGCTCTTTGATGTTGACCAAAGGATTTGATACTTGATTGTATTAAGCAGGTAGCTCTTTACCTTATCCTCATCAGTAGTATTATCGTTTATTGTGAGAACGTGAATGTATGAATTGTTAATGACTGTATCTGCGTCGATAAATAACCCCATCTTAGATAGAAAGTAGGCCGTGTAAGCTCTCACCTCGGGGTAAGCCTTACTAATGTAGTTGTCTAAGGCTTTTTTCATACCATATCATAAAATCCTTGTACCATATCCTTCTCCTAACAGATGCACAGAAGCATTCTCTAGGCTGTATGCCATCATACTTTGTCCTAATCTTATATAAAGCTACACAGGAATGCTTAGAGTACCTAATATTATCGGGTAACAACTCTATCTCTGCGATTAAATCTATTTCAGCCGGATCAAACATTCATCTAGTATATAAGCAATAAGTGAGGCTTGACAAGCAAGTATAAAATCAAATGTGCAAAGTAAGGTAAGCCAAAAAGCCACACATTTTATACACCCTAGAGCAGAATGAATATGTATGGCTAATGTGCTACTTGGTCTATACCTAAATAAGTAGTCAAAGGTTGCTTGTAATGGCTCAAAATTAACAAACCACCAAGCTAAAGGAACTAATGCAAGTAAATTCATACGGTAAATGTAATCAAATTATTTACAATCATATATGTTTGTTCTATAAATGTACTTATCTAGCTTCTTGGCTGTTTCTAAACTTACATCTTTACCTTGTAAGAATCTATCTATGTTGTATTGGTGGAAGGTCTCTCCTCTCCCCTGTATCTCTTTCACTATTTGATTCCTCGTTCGTGTTTTTAACGCATCTCTCAGATAATTTCTAAGGCTATGGTCATCAATTAGCATAGGTCAAGATTTATTTCGTTATCTAGCAAGATTTCAAAGAACTTTTCTCTTACTCTCTCAATCATTTCAAACTCATTATCCTTTAAGTCCTCGTATTTCCAAATGGATCTCAGCTCTGCCTTTATCTCGTTTAATGCGTGAAACATTTTTAAAGACTTTGAGGCACAATCAAATTCAAATTGGTCTTCCGGGAGGTTATATTCTATAGTTGCTTTCATATCATTTCTATTTAATTAATGGGGCAAATTTTACCCCTTATCCTTTATTAGAATGGTAAGTCATCGTCATCTAATCTAAATGGTGCTTGTGGTAATTCAGCTAATCTTTCAGATGCCATTTCATTTGCTCTTGCTGTTGTGTTAATTTGCCATCCTTCAATTGTGTTAAAATACTTTATCTCTCCTGTTGGTGACTTCCATTCACGGCCACGTAGATTAATACTTACCTCAACTTGTTCGCCTCTATCCTCTTGGCTTACTAGTTCCGTTTTGTCTTGTGTAAATTGAATATTAATATACTGAGGATACTTCTCATCCGTCAATATTACAACATCCTTTGATTTAAACTTGTCGCTCACTTGCTTTACTTGTCCCACAAAGTGGATTTTGCCTGTTACTTTCATTTTTATTTGTTTTTAATTGTTAATATATACTTTATTGAGTAATACCATCCCCATACAATTGCCGGGGCTAGTAAAATTGATATTAAAATTATCATAGTTTTTGTATTAATTCATTGTAATATTCTCGACATTGTTCTATTCGTGTTTTGATATCCTCTATCACCTTGTCATCCTTTGTTATTTTAAAGCTCTTTAAGCGCTTTTCTTTTGGTATATGTCCAAATGTATGTTTCGATTGTACAAACGCTCTTAGATCTAAACTTTCTTCGATCAAACTTGCTTTCCAATGTTCGCGTCTTATTTCGTCTTCAACAGTTTGCAATGGTGTGTCAATTAAACAATAGCAAAGAAATGATTCTTCTTTACCAGTTAAC